CCTGATACTGCAATCGGATCCCATTCAAAGGTTTTACCTGCTTGAATCGTTGCAATTAATTTTTGTCCATAATTATCTAGAGACCAGCTTCCTGCTTCTAGCGACACGGAACTTGCTGAACGTCCTGTACCCCAGGTACTAAATCCCCAGGTTAATACACCCCATCCATATCCATAAGTTTCAATCGCTGGACCAATCACTACATAGGGAAGTACATCTAAGGTACCGTCATTGGTTGCGCCTGTCCCTGTTTCTACAGTTGGCATGGTAATTGTAAAAGTAGTGGTAGTAGGAGTTGTTTTAATTTCAAATACTACATCATCAAAATTAGCAGAAGTATAATCGGTATCAGGAGATGTAAAAGACCCTGCATTTTCAAATGTAATTAAATCTCCTATTTCTAAATCATGTGGTGCTGGTGTTGTAATGGTAACGGTTGCTGAACCATTAGTAGTAGTTATATTACAACTTGTTTGAGATTTGGTTGTGTCAATAGGAGTGATATCATAAAAATCACCTTCATAATAAACAACTAATAATTTATTGGTTCCAATAGCTGCATACTTTCTTCCTTCTAAATCGGTCCAGGTATGTTGAGCTCTTGCTGCTCCTACTAACGTAGCATTGACTAAAGATTGCCAACCACCTATTTTTTCAGGTAGTCCATAACGAAAACGTACATTATCTCCATCAATCCACTGTCCTTCAGCTCCTGATGCGGTAAATTGTTTATTAAATCCTGGTTTTATATTGAGTAAACGCAATGCCATAGAAAGACATTATATTACATATTGATGCCAGATGGAAGTCCTAACATTGCCCGTTTATCAAACTTATTTTGTTCAGCAAACTGACCATTTCTATGATTATAATGCAAGAATACTTGACCACAAAGATTGCCTTGAAACTCTTCTCTCCAATGCTCTAATTCACATCCAGAGTATACTAACATATCTCCTGGTGCCAAATCTACTTTAACACCTGCTGGTGCATTCGGTTTCATGATATTTTTATATTCATCAATCACATTATTAGATCCTGTTGGGTCAATAAAAATAGGCCATGGATCTCCACCTAAATTAAGAGTAGTAGATATTTCACAACTAGGTCTATCTTTATGTCTTTTTAATATAGATCCTTTCTCGTACACACGCGCGTAAGAGTAAGTTGGAACTAAATCCAATTTTGTTTGTTCCATCATAATAGGTAATACTTTGACTAATAAAGTTTCCATAACAAAATCGGCATAATGTGAATAGACATTAGGAACTTGTTGATCTTTCCACGTTCCTAAAATAGGAGACTCTGCTACAATATTTCTATCATACATAAACTGAACTGCATCTCTTTTTAATAGAAAATAGTTAAAACAAAAATTAGCTAACTCATAAGGAATAGCTTGTTTAATGACTTGGTATTTATTCTGTTCAAAACTCATTCAAAACCTTTCTGTAAAAAATTAAAACTCACGGATATCCTTATATCATTTGATCTATTCGGGTCAACGGTATGATTCAGCCAAGAAGGAAACATAATACAACGTCCTGCAATCGGTTCATAATGAACTTCTCTCCATAAATATTGTGGAAGTTTGTCTGTTGTTCTTTTCGGCATGACCATTTCGGCTCTTGTTTTTGGATCTTCTAATTTTAAATGACCACAATCTTTTGGAGTTTTAACATAATACACTCCAGACCATAATGAATTAGGATGAATGTGAGGTCGGTTAAATCCACCTGGAGGATTAATGTTAGCCCACATATTACCCAGTACTGGTTGATCGGCTAAACAATCTTCCTTGTAGATTTCTTGTTGCATTTGAAACAATTGATCCACTAAAGCTTTGTATTCAAGTTTTTGGTGCATATCTGATTTTGAATGCCAGCCGTTTACATTGGTTTTACTTAAACCTGGATCTTGTTTAGACCAATTAACAATATCATTTGTGAGTTGGTTATTATCTAAATTAAACTCTTTAATATAAATTTGAGTTGGAAACCAAAATTCTTTGTGTAGCATTATTTAAATGGAGTTCCTCCAAACCACATTACTAAAGATCTTCTTGTACCTTTAGTTACAGGCACCACTCGATGTCTAATAAAAGATGCAAAAAAGATTGCGTGTCCTTGTTTAGGTCTTGCAAATTTTCCTTCCGACATTAATTCTAAACCACCGCCTTCAAATTCGTCATCACGTGATAATAAACAAGTCATGGATATTTTTCGTACAGGTGGTTCATTAGCACAGTTTACATCTGAATCTATATGCCAATCATAAAAGCCACCATTAGAATATTCGGTAAATTGAGCAGGTTCTGTAATCTGCATACCCTCAAAACCAAAATGATTACCATTAGTTTGTAACATTACACGTTCTAATGTTTTATACATCTCAGGTAATACGTTAAAAGGAATCCAAGAAATATGCGATAATCTTGTTTTGGTATCTACCGTTCCACCTCTACCACCACCTACTTGTCCATCTTCTCTAGGTTGTTTTTGTCCAGCATCTATAATCATTTGACATTGTTCTGGTGTAAATAAGGGTGTAGTAGTTTCTACAATTAAAGACTTCCAACGTGGTTCGGTTATAATCATTCTGCTCCTCTATTCTCTATAGGGTTATATAATACATCACAGTTTGCCGCAAGAGTTCGTCTAGTATCATTCGTACTATTAAACGGATATACACAATGTCTCATATCATAAGGAAAAATATAAAAGTCTCTTAATTGCATTGGTGGTTGATAATCTACTTTTGCAAATTGACCCGATGCCGATCCTAGTATTTGTAGTTTACCATTTTGAGGAGCTTGTGCTGCTGAATATTCTACTCCATAGGTATTGGGTAATTTTAAAATCATTACCGAAGATAAACCTGTAAATAAATTGCCTTGATGCACGTGCACAGGATTATACTCACCTGCTTTCATTTCATTGACCCAAATAGAGTTTAAATGTTTTTGATAATTTCTAATATGATTCCACTGTAAATAATGATCATAAACAGACATAAACCATTGCAATACATTATTAGGTAAATGATTATGTCTTTGCATTTTAGATTCATCATCACCATCATAAAATAAAGAATGCTCATTCATAATTTTTCCTACGAGTTGTTTATTAGCAGGATAGAGTTGATTAAATCTCTGTTCGTATATTTGATTAATGGTAGTAAAAATATCTAAAGGTACTTCGTATCGTAATACCGATTGTCCTAAAAAAACAAAATTAAACTTCATAATTTTACGTCTATATATTTTTTAATTTCTTTTTTTAAAGTTATAACATTTTCATCAGGTAAAACAAGAATAGGAAATTCTTCATAGCCTAATTCTAAACCAGCAAGATAGCGATTATTACCTACACAAATTTTATATCTATCTCCTTCTTGAACACATAACAAAGGATTAATAATTTTACCTTCTCTAATAATAGCTTCTTTTATTTTCTTATAAAAATCATTACTTCGTTGATTCTTCGGGTCCTTTTCCAAAGATCGGTTTCTCAAGAAGAGCTTCTTTTTGTTTACTACCATCTAATAAACCCATTTCTTTTTTGGTTCGTTCTATAGTTTGTAATTGACCTAGAACATTAAATACTTCTGGTTGCGAAGATCCCGATGTCAATGTGTGTGCTTTATTTTTCATAATCTGATGATAAGACTCTAATTGATGCGTATTTACATTTTTCGTATCAAAGGTTCCATCATCAAATTCTTTCTTTAAATTAGACCACATCTTAATCTCTCTCATTCTATCTTTGGCCACGAGTTCCATATTGGCTTTAGCATAAATCTTTTCATCTAAATCTATTTCTAATATTTCTCGTTTGTATTCATCCGTTTCCGTTTCTAGTTTCTTTTTAATCCATTTAATTTTGGCATCATTTCTCCTAGCATCAAAAGATAAAGACATTAAATTTTCTAAAAATACGTTTTGTTCTCTGACACACTGCCAATATTTAGATGCTTTAGTTGGATACTTTGCATCTTGTAATACCGATATTCTAGCTTCGGTTTCTGTTCTAAAGACTTGTTTTTTTGTCCACGTATCTCTTAATTCATCAATAATAAGAGCAAAAGAATTTACATCTTCTTTATCTAAAATGTTATTTAAATTAGGTGTTTCTTTTTCAATAAGCGTTTGTATATTTCTCTTTTCTGTCATAATTTCCTTCTTGTTATAGAAGGTTATATATACTTTATTACGAAGTAGTCAAGGTTGAAGCAGTTGCTGTTGCTGTACCACCAGTGTATTCTTCGGTTGCATTTGTATGAAGGGGACTACCATCACCAGCTGCTACAAATCCTGAAGCTGTTGATGAAGTTGCAGTCCCACTTCCTGCAGCTCCTCTACCAGTGGCCAAAGAAGCATTTTGAGACCAAGTTGTTCCATCCCATATTTCTGATGAAGATGTATTAGGAGAGCCTCCAATTGTTAAAAAATCATCTTGTACTCCAGTACCTGAATTATATACTCTTGCTATATTAGTAGCAGTCCCTGTAGTCCAAGAAGTACCATCATAATTTTCAACATTTGTACTAGCCGCTGAACTTGTTTCTCTATTTGCATATATAGTCGCAGTTTGAGAACCTCCTGCAGCTCCTCTTCTATCTCCCGTATTTGTAGAATTACCAGTTGTCCAAGTTGAACCATTAAATTCTTCTGAAGCTGTAGGTCCTCCAGAACCTCCAAAAATTAATCCAGTTGTTTGTGTTCCTGATGCTGTAGCTCCATATCTCCCTGTATTTAAATTTCCTGTATTTGTCCAAGCAGTTCCATTATAATTTTCTGTAACTGCTGAAGTACCCGTAGTATATCCCCCTGCCATAGTTCCAGCTGTTTGTATTCCAAATCCTTTTAAATTTCTTCTTGATGTGTTTAAACTTGTTTGATTTGACCAAGAAGTACCATTATATTCTTCTACTGCTCCTGTATTTCCTGGAGGACCTAAATATCCTCCAGCAATCAATCCAGCAGTAAGAATTCCTGTACCTCCTAGTTCATATCTTGAAGTATTTGTATTTCCACCACTCGACCAAGCCGCCTTGGTAATTGCATTAATGTTCGAGTTGTATTCTTCGGTTGTAGTTACCATAGTATTAGATGGATTTAAACCTCCTCCAGCTAATCCTAAAGTAGCTATACCAAAACCTAATGTATTTCTTCTTTGAGTACCTAATGCTGGAGTAGATGTCCAAGTAGATCCATCCCATTGTTCTGATGGAAGGGAACTAGATCCTCCAAAAACTAAAGATGAAGTTTGAGTTCCAACTAAATTATTATTACCTCCTTGATTATTGTTTAAATTAGGTCCAGATGCCCATGCAGAACCATTCCATGTTTGAGTTAATAAATAAGTAATATTTGTTCCTGCTGTTATACCAGCAGTTTGAATTCCAGCACCTGCATTAGAACCCGTTTCTATTCCAGAAGCTAAACTTCCAGGAGAAGATGTCCAGGTAGAACCATCATAAGATTCAGTATTTGTTAAAAATCCAGGTGATGCATCATCACCTCCAAAAGCTATAGTGGCTGTTTGAGTACCAAAACCAGCTAATAGTCTTCTTGTTGTATTTAATCCTGTTGGATTAGAAGCCCAAGTTGATCCATTATATTCTTCTGTAGCTGTTGTCACCTGAGCTTGGTTAGGAGATCCAGGTGTTCCTCCAAAAGCTAAACCAGCTGTTTGAGTTCCTGATCCACCTAAAAATCCTCTAGCTGTATTCATATTACCACCAGCTGTCCAAATATATCCTGAATATTCTTCTGTATTATTAAAAGTTGTTGGTACAGTATAAGAAGCCCCACCAAAAGCTAAACCTGCTGTTACAGTTCCACCACCTGCGCCTCCTCTTCTAGCCGTTCCCATATTACCACCACTAGACCACGCTTTAATCTGAACTAAACTTTTAAGTGTACCTGAAGTCGAGTTATACCACACCTGTCCTTCGGTTGACGTATTTAACGTTGGATCCGAAGATAGGTATTTGACTCTGTAACCTCTGATATCACTATAGTTAGCCATTGGGTAAATTCCTTATGGTAATGTGATTGCA